TGGATCGTGTCCACATGCCCCAGGGGCGCGGCGAGAGACGGCTGGCCGGTCGTGACGGTTTGCCAGGCGTACCGATCCACCCAGACGCCCACGCGCGCCGCCAGACGCTTATTGGCTTCGTCGGCAAACTGGTAGAGCTCGGCTTGCGTACACCAGTCGAGATCGGCCTGGCTCGTCGCGCCGAGCGCGGGCAGGATGTCCTGAATGACCGCCGCGATATCGACGCCCGAGGGTGCAGCCGGGCCTCCCGGAAACAGAAGGCAAGGCATCAGGCATCGAACCCCCAGCACGAGATGTCACCCGTCGCGCCCGATCCCGTCGTGTAGCGCAGGATGTTGTTTGCGGCGCTCAACGGAATCGGCCGGGACGGTGTGATCGTGATGATCGCTCCGATCGCTGGCGTTCCCTGATAGATCATGTTGCCAGCCGCGTTGGTCTGATCGTAGATCTTGAGGACGCCGGACGTTTGGACGGTGATCACGATGCCCTCGACGAACGCCGTCTTGCCGCCCGCCGGCGTGCGTAGGGCAATATCCGTCTGGCTCGCGGAGAACGTGACCCCGTTCTTCCAGATGCCCGTTGAGGACGGCGCGTTCTGCACCGGCAGAGGGTTCGTCGACGCAAAGGCTGTGCCGGTCGCGTCGCTGATCCCGACCTTCTGAATGCCGGCGGCCGCGGTGACAACAGCGTTGCCACCGATCTGCACGACGTTCATCGGGAAGTTGGCAGTCGCGGCCTGCACGTAGAGCGCGTTCGTCGACGTCCCGACTTCCGTGCCGTCCTGCCTCCGGAGATTCGCGTGTGCCGCGCGGTTCGGAGTGATGCGCAGCACCGAGGCCTGGCCCGCGGACGGTGAGCCGCCGAACGCGTCGTTGTACACGCCGCCGATCACTTCGACGGGCGTGGTGCCTTCCGTGAACGCAGTCTTGTCTTGCTGGCTGTAGCCGCCGCCCACCTGCTTGATGACGTCCACCTTCAGCGCGTAGGCGCCGGTCACGTTCGTCACTCCAGCAGGGTTGGTGCCGTCACCGACCTTGACGTTCCACGCGTTCGCGATCGCGGCCGGCGTCCCTTGATTTGCGGTGACGGTGCCTTGAACGGTCGGAGTTCCCGAGATCACCACTACGCCGGCAACGGTGACCGTATTGGTGATGGTCGTGACCGTGCCGATATTCCAAGTTCCGCTTTGCGCAACCGCCGGTGTTCCGGAGATCGCCACTGTGCCCGCAACGGTCGCGGTGCCACTAACGCTCACCGGTATCGTGTCGACGAAGGCCGAGCCTGAAGAGAGTCGCACCGCGACCGGCGTGGCGGCCGGCGCGTCAACAGTCAAGCTGCCTGCGTTGTCCGTCACCGGCACAGCGACCTGGCTCGCATCGACCACAAGCTTGGTCGAACCGTTGTTCACCACCGGGAACGTTGTGCCGCCCGCGATCGCCAGGACCTGCACACCCAGACCGAGCGCCGGATCCGCGGCGACGGGAGAGCGATCGCCGGTCGCGCCGGCCGCGCTGATGACGACGAGCTGCGCATGCGAGCCGTCGCTTGAGGCCTGCACGGTGCCGATGTTCGCGCCCGCTCCGGGGGTGTAGCCGAGATTGTTTGCCACGTTACGTACTCACTTTCCTCGCCGGTACCAGCCCCGGGCGCAGGCTCAATAGCTTCGACAGGTCGGCGCGCTCGAGCTCGAACGGGAGCTTGTCGTAGCGGCTGCCGATGTTGCGTGCCCGGATCAGCCGGGCATAGCGTTGCGCCTCATCGAGGTATCGCTGGAAGTAGGGCAAGGCTTTCGCGAACTCCTGGCCGCCTTCACGAAAACGCAAACGGTAGGTGCCATAGTCGACGAACGCCGGATGCGTCTGCTCCGGGAACTCAGGCACGTCGAACGCTCCGACGAGTGGAACCGGTGCCCGGGCATACGTGATGGTGGTCGGCAGGTTCTGGCTCGCTGGATAGATGACTACAAAGTCGAGGCCGAGGGCGACGTACCGCAGTGCGTCCGTGCCCGTCGAGTTCTGCCAGTTCGCGTCCAGGCAGTCGAGATCGGAGAGCCGCGCGGGTCGCACCTGCTTGCCCGTCGACGTCGTCATGCGCAACGGCAGCAACCAGTCGCCGAAGAAGCTTTGCATGTGGAAGAACGGCGCGCTCGAGCCCGTGTTGAAGGTCACGGTCTTTTCGAGACCCAGTGTAAGCAAGGCGAAGAAGCGCATCGCTTCGTTGATCGCGCTCAGCGCTTCCGCGTTCGTGTAATACCCGCCGCCCGGCTGGTCCAGCCGTTCAAGGACGCGGGCGCTCATATCGCTCGCCTGCATGGTTACGGCAGGATCCTCGAGCTGCCATTGCGAACCAGGCGGGCGATCCGGTGCCGAGTGAGCCGCTTCGCCGGCATGACGACTTCCGGCGCGCGTTTGCGCCGATCGGCCTTCACCATCGTCATCAGCTCATCCTGAAATTTGAGTTCGTAAAACTGCGTCTTCGCCGGGTTCCCCATGTGGGCCCAGATGTCCGACCGGCAACCGGCGAGGATGACGCCGTCGCTGACAAAGGGCAGAGATGTTGCTCCGGTGTTCGTGCCGTCGAACGCCGCGGCGGTGCGCTGGTAGCGAACCGGGTAACCCTTCGCCTGCGACGGGATCGGGAAAAACTCGAACTGCCAGGTCGTTCCGCCGTCGAGCGAAGTCGGGCTGATCGTAACGGCCACGGCGCCCGGTTCACCGATGACATCGCGAAAGCCGGCCGAGTCGTTGAGCTGCGCTTCGCTCAGGATGTCGAGCGGGAATCCGTCGTCGGCGCTGGTCAGACCATCGGGAAGCAGTTCTTTGAAGTCCGGCGGCGCCGGATAGACGTTCGTGAAGAGCAGGTAGCCAAGGCCGCTGTTAGTGAGCCCCTCAAACACACGGTCGAGGGTCGCCGATGTCGCGCTCACATAGGTGAACGTATAGAACGGACCGTCCGAGACCACCTGAAACTTTTGTCCAGTGAGCGCGCTCGTCCACGCCGTTCCGGATCCGGTGACGACGTTCGATCCCTGCGTCACGAAGACGGTGTCGGTGGTGCTTCGGTAGGGCGTCGCCGTCTGGACGTACGCGGTCCCCTCGGCGCCGAGCCAGCGCGTGTGATCGAGCACGCGGGCGTAGCGAGTCGTGAGGAACTCGTCGATCAAGTCGAGCGAGATGCCGGGAACGGTCTGCTGCAAGCTGAGCCGGATTTGACCCCAAGTGAGAACGCCCATAGTTTCAGTGCCTGTAACTCGCGAGCAGAATGTCTCCCGTCGCCGGCGGCGAGACGATGAAGAAAAAGGAATTGCCTGTCACGGTGTAGTCGATGCCCTGCGCCATCAGCATCCCGTTGAGCCACACGTACAGACTCGAGGTCGGATTCGGTGTTCCCGGCAAGGTGAAGTTGATGTTGACGCCGTTCACTGAGCCGCTCGGCGTGATCTGGTCGACGAAGATCGGGGTGCCTGAAATCTGCGAATAGGAATAGTCACCGGTTTGCGCGATGACGGCCCCGGTGCGTCCGAAGACGCTGTCGATCGTACCGCCGCTACCGCCTCCGGAGGGCGTCCCCGGTCCCCAGCTCGAGCCGCCCCACACAGGCGTGTTTCCGCTCGAGGCCCCACTCTGCGCGAGCTGACTCAATGTAAGCTGGCCGCCGATCTGCGAGAGCGTGCAAACGGTCCAGCCCCCGACCCAGCACAGCACTTGTCCATTCGAGGCTCCGCCCGAGGCGATTTGGCCGAATCCCAATTGTCCAGTGAGCGATGCCAGGCCGGGAACCTGGGAAGCGGTGGCGGCCCCGGAGAGTAGAGCGAAGGAGTAATCCCCGCTCAGAGGCTGCACCGCCCCCGTGCGCCCGTTGAAGCTGGAAACGTACCGCGTCGTCCCAGCGACTCCGGGGTTCGTCCCGAGCGCTTGCGGTTGAGCGTCCCAGGAGAACAGCACGGTCAAGAAGATGAGGAGGCAGCCGCCCGCGATCGTGCGCCCGACTGTCGGCATGATGGGCTGGCCCTCCTTACGGAATGATCTCGGCGCTCAGCGAGTACGTGTAGCTCGACGAATCTCCGGCGACTACGTTGACGTCCCAGATCGTGGGCAAGGGGCGCAGAACGCATTCCTTGACGTTTCCGGCCGCCGTCCCTTCGGCGAGGCCCATTTCGTAGACGTAGGTGCCCGTGCCGACAATGGCCGATCCGCCGGTGGTGAGTGCCACCGCATTGCCGCTGATCGCGTCGTAGCCGCGGATCTGCGGTTGGAGGCCGCCGGTGCCAGTCGCCACCGTCACGTTCAGGTAGAGACGCACGATGCGTGCGTCCCGGTCCGTGAACTTGATCGTGGCGGTCGAAGCGGTGCGCGCGGCGCTCGCGAGCAATTGCCGTCTGGCTTTCACTTGCGGCATGGGTTACAGCCCCTGGATGAAGTAGAGGCCGTAGAATCCGTTGAAGCCGCAGCTGAAGCGCATCCAGCCGGCGGTCTTGATCGAGCGCGAGTCGAACTCGACGTCGTGGACGGTGTTGAACGGCTCGCGGTTGTAGAACCGCAGCTCGGTATCCTGGACGTCGGCTTCGATCATCCAGTTCGTGCCGGTCATGTAGTCCCACACCATCCAGGAATCGAAGCTCGGCATGCCGGCGCGCTTCCGGAACGCATTGATCGTCCGGTTCGCCGTATCGGGCCGCCAATCGGATCCGCCGAGCAGCTCCGCCATCGTGAACTCGAACACCGGCGGAACGATCGCCCGCTTCGGCGGGATCCGCAGCTTCTTGCCGCGATGATCGACCGTGGTGCGCATGTCCGAGAGGGCGAGCTGAATGGACGTCACGTCCGGATCGCTCGCATAGGCGAGCAGGTTGGTCTGCGTTCCGCCGCCGATCAACGGGTGAGCGGTCGAGGCGAGAGACACGCCGTCCGGACCGAGTTGGGTAGTCGAGAGCGCCAGGTTGATGACGTTAGCGGCGACCACTTCCTTCGTTTCTTTCGCCGAGCGGCCGAGCTCCGTCGCAAGCTTCCGCACGATACCGAACTTGTCGTCGTCGAGCGCGACCTTCGAGACCTTGAAGCCCAGCGTGTATTGCGCGTGGGTGTAGGTCTTGTTGAAGCCAGGCAACGGCTGGTCGTAGCGGGTGAACTGACCTTCACCGACCTGAATGAATTGGCCGAGCCCCGTGACTTCGGTCGTTTGCTCGATCCCCCGCGTGGACTTTTCCATGCGATAGACTTCGCTGAATTCGTCCGGAAACTGGCTGTACTTGGTCATCACGACCTCGTCGATCGCAGGCAGCATGCTCTGCAAGTAGAGGTCAGGTAAAATTGTGCGAACTAACATTCAAAATCTCCTTCTTCTTGCGCGCTTCCTAGCTCTCGACGCGGACACCCAAAGGGTTGTCGATGACACCGCAAAATCCGAACGGATTCACGTTGAAGGCGTACAGATTGCCGCTCGACGGAGTGAGCCCGTATCGGACGCTGGCCACAAAGTTTTTGTAGGCGGCCGACGACACGATGTTCGAAGTCGTGAGCGGAGTCGTGCTGTTCGGATCCGTCGTCGGCGAGGGCGCGGGCGCCGTAGCCAGACCGATCGCCGACGGGCAAAATGCAATCCCGTGAACGTGGGTGCTCGACGTGATTGCGACCAACTCGCTCACAAGAATCTCCGCCAGTACGTCGCCGGAGTAGAAACGACGACGCCCATCCACGAAGTTCGAAGCGACGAATCCGGCGTCAGGCTCGGCGGCCACCGTGTTGACGGAGAGCGCTTGCGCTTCGCTGAGCACGAAGATGACGGGCGCGCCTCCGAGATACGCTGTCTGTCCGGTGATCTCGGTAATGGCCAAATTCAGAATGGTCGCGGAGACGGAACCAGAGGCGGCCGTGCCAACCGGTGTGTTCGTGGTGAATTGGGCATATAAGGCCAACAGAATCGAGTCGAGGTAGCCAATCGCCATACTGCGTGCGAGGAAGTCGATCAGTGCGTCTGATCGGAGCATGTAGGCCGGGTTCACGGTGACAGTGGTACCAATCGGGAAAGTCCCCGAGGTAGAACTCAACTGCGCGTTGCCGGGGGTAAAGCTACCGCTGCTCCCGATGAGGTAAGGCACGAGCGGGCCACCATTGGTCTGCCCTGTGGACAAAGTGGAAGGAACAGTTACGACGCCCGACGCATTGCCTCCGCCGCTAGTCGCGGCCGCGGGCACAGCCAGACGCAAGCAGTTCTTCGCAACCACCGAATATTGCACCAGGTAGGTCGCGAGCTTCTGCGCCAGCTTCTGAGCCAACGTCTTCGCCATGGCCACAGTGGGGACCGTGTTGGGATTGAACACCTGGCCGATGAACCAGTCGGGGGCATCATCGGCGGCCAGATCGAGCTGCACCCCACCCACCTTCAAGGTTTCGCAACTCAGGTTGGTGAAGTTGGTGTAGGGTGTGCTCGTCTTCGTTTGGAACGGGAAGTTGGCCATCGCTTAGACTCCCGTCGTCTGCTTGTTCGCGAACTGGTGCAACACGATCTCAACTTCAAAGATCGGATAGGCTGCGTTGTCCGGATTGACTCCAACGTTGTTGACGAACTGGCGAATCCGCACGTCGCGTGTGGAAGTCGTCGCGATCGTCGTGTGGTCGATGACGACCTGGCTCTGTTTCGTGGTCGCATTGCCAGCGGTCAGAACGAAATTTGCGTTCTTGCCCACCTTCGACGCGATCGTCTCCGCCGCCGAGTCATCGCACTGCGCGTAGAAGAGCGCGGACGGATCGTCAATCACGAGCTGCTCGGTCGCCGCGCTGGCCGCACCGTAGTTGAGGGAGACGCCCAGCCACAAGCCCGTTCCCGGCGTCCCGTTGCCGACCGCCGTCTTGCACGAAGGCATCGGGTTGCCACCGGCCGGATTCGTAACGGAGGACGCGACCTTCATCAGGACGTCGCCCATGAAAATCGCGGTGGCGTCACTCGACGGTTTGCCGTAGCTCTGCACACCGATCGGAGCGCCGCTTAGCGAAAAGCCCATCCAGCGCAGTCCAAAGGCATTCTGCGTTGCCATAAGAAGACACCTCTCTTGTGGGCCGCTCGACGCGGTCCCTTCTGACAATTCGTATTGATTGCGAAAGGTTCAGCTAGCCGATGCGCACGGTCCGGCCTGTCTCGGTGTTCGTGAAGTCCCCGGTCATTTCGCCGGGGGCCAGAACGCGGAGTCCCAGGTCCTTCCCTTCAGCCTTCAATCGGTTGACGGCGTCGCCGTACTCGTCCGACATCG